CATAACAGGATTCTGCTCATAGCCACCATTTTTTAAGATAGTACGAGTTGTATACCAATCAAGTAATTGGAGAATAAAGAATGTTAGGGAGAGGATATATATCATGCTATGCGATAAGTAACAAATGTGTTAGTAGCAGTTTTAACTGTTTGGAACTGAGCTGAGGTATTAATTGCGACTGTGGCATTACCGACATAGGTGTGGCCTGTTCCAGCAGTCATTGTGATTGCACCTGAAGCTGAACCTGTATTAATAATTGTCCATGTAAAAGAAGTATTAACTACCCCCAAGCCATTTAATACCCCTGCATCGCTTAGTGTGCCTGTTGGTAATGTTAATGCTACAGCAGTTGCAGAAGTAACTTGCACAATGTAAGTAAGCAATTGAGCAATTGTAAGCGTTGTTGTAGCAGTTAATGCAGTAATAGTTGGTTGAATCTGATAACCACTCGTGCCAACTAAGTTTGTAGTTGAGCCACCACCAATCTGAACTGCTTTAGCATCTTGATAGGCCATTGTGCCTAAGTATTGATTCAAAGGAATTTGATTCGCACCAGTTCCCACATCTTTTTGACTAACAATGTTGTAGCCATTTTCGATAAAAGATGTAACACTTAATGCACCTGTTGATGGATTAAATGTGTAGTTTGGATTGGTGTACTCAGTAGTTGCAGTACCTGTTTGAGCAGTAAAATAAGTAGGGTAGTAAGTGGCATTTGTCGAGTTTGTAGAGATACCAATCGTTGATGCCGATGTGCTAATTGCTGACCATACAGGAGCTCCTGCACCATTGGATTGCAAGAAGTTACCTGCTGTACCTACCGTAGAAAAAGCGTATGCAGTTCCTGTGCCATAACCCACACCACCTGCTGTTGGTGTTGCTGATGAGTTTGTACCACCATTGGCAATCGGTAATATGCCTGTTACCCCTGTTGTTAAGGGTAAGCCTGTTGAACTTGCTAAACTACCCACCAAGTTTGTGCCTGTTACAGTAGTTGCGTTTAATGATACTAATCCTGCAATAGTACCTGTAGTGCCACCTAGTGGTATGTTTGTACTACCAATCGTAACGGAACTATTTACTAATGCACTATTAGGGATATTGGTTAATCCTGCACCTGAACCAACTACTGCACCATTTACTGTTGTTGCATTTAAGGTTACAACATTAATCGTAGCCATGTTTGCTAAAGTATTTACCGTAGCACCAAGGGCAATATTAGTTGAACCTAGCGTGATAGAACTATTAGCAAGTCCTGCGTTTGGAATCGTGGTACTAGCAGTCATTGCACCTGTACCGTTACCATACACATACCCTGTTAACGATGTAGCCCCTGTACCCCCATTGGATGGGTTTAAAATACCTGATAGAACAACATCGCCTGTAGTTGCAGTAGAAGGTGTAAAGCCTGTTGAACCTGCACTAAATGAACTAAGCACTCCACCTGTTGGTAGCGAACCCCATCCACCACTTGCGTAGACTTCAAAAACACCTGTATCTGTATTGTATCGAATTGCCCCTGCAGTACCCAACCTTTGTGCAGTTGTGCCACTCGGAATGGTCATTGAACCTGTGCCACTAATTACAGGGTTACTAGCAATGCTAATTACAGGAGCAGTTGTGCCATTGACTACATTGATTTGATTGGTCGTGCCACTAACAAGGGTTGTGTTTACATTTGTGCCATCAGTAGATAACAATCCTGTGCCACTAATACCTGCAAGTGATGAAGGTAATCCTGTTAAAGCAATGGTAGGGTTTCCACCTACACCACTTCCGTTGGTAACCGATAATCCATTGCCTGATACATTGATACTTCGATTAGTAACAGTAGTGCTTGAATTCTTTACAATCAGTCCATTAGAAGCGTTTTCTAAACTAGCTGATACTGCGTTAAGGGCAATCAATAATTGTGTGCCTGTATCGGTTGTACCGATGCCTAAACCACCACCAATTCTTCTTTCGTTGGGCAAAGATGGTTCGTTGTTTACAGTAACAAAGGATTGTGTGAGTACAGGGCTATTGACTACACTTGCAACAGTAGTTTTAACAGTTTGACCGTTTTGTACGATGGGAACAAATTCTGCACCTGAAATTGTATTCGGTGCATCAGGTAACTCAGATATTCTTATATCAGCCATATCGTACCCTTAAAATTGTTAATCTATTATAAACCATTTATGGACTCAATTCGTTTAAATTTCCGTTAGTCGGAGTGTTTCCTGATTCCGTTGCTAATGGGTTATCACCCTGTGGCTCGGCAATAATATTATTATGTGCTTGTGCCACATCAGCATCAGGTCTTGGAAATCTTACTGATATCTTTTCAGGCTGTCGCATCGGTAATCGATAAGGGTCTTTCTCATCTGAACAACCAAATTTGCATACTCGTAACCCAGGAATATTTCCATCTTGTTGAATATCATCATAAGCCCTCTTCATCTTGCATCTATCACAGATAGCAATCGTAAGAACGCTTCCACCACGAGTATTTAGCCACTTCATCTTGTGTAAACCGATATGTTAGGTGCTAAATAAATCGGTGACTTATCTCGTTCTTCTTGTTCAGCCATCATCCAGTACTTTTCAGCTTGTTGTTCAAGGTATGCAATACGAGTAGGGTCAACCTGTGGCAACTCCATCGACATTTGATGTGCCAACATATTTTGAATAGCTAGATACCACCTTTGGGGGACTTCAATTGAACCTGACAACGCACCTACATCTTGTACATATCTTGAACACCATGCCACAACTTGTGGGCTATAAATTTGAGGTGTAGCCCAAAGCGTCATAATTGGTTGTGGAATAGTGCGATTCAACCAAAATTGAAATGGGTAATCATTTAAAAAGTTCTTGTTTGGCAAGTTTGTATAGTCATCACGATTCATGCGATACAAGGGAATTTCGCTAGGGTTTGAACCAAAAGTTACTTGGTAAACACCTAAATTAACCCCTGCAGTTTGTTGAATACGCCAAAACTTAGCAGTATTTGATGGGTCAAGGTCGTAATATACCCATTGTCTAGCAACCAAGGTAGGGCTTTGTGTCTGCAAAGTAACCCAAGTGCTGTTATCCAATGAATACTGAAGGTTTAGTGTCACAGAACCTGATATTGCAGGTAGGATTCCGACGGTTGTTATGTACACGCCACCTGACAAAGACACACCAATATTTCCTGTATTCGTGGTTAATTGACAAATATTTGTATAAACTCCATCAAAAGCATAGGCAGAAATACCTGAAGAGGAGTATCCCCCTGTTGTGTTGTTGGTAATGGTTCGATAGTTGCTGTTTAAAACATCATTCACACCAACAGGCAAAGCGTACTCGTACTTATCAGGAATCATCCCAATGATGTTCTTTTCAATACACCAATAATGAATACCAAGATTAACTAGGTTGGACAAAACATAATACAAACATTGTTTTGACATTTGGATTTGCTCAGAAGTTAACTCCTCAGCAAGTTTTCCTGCCCTTCTTGCACCACTATCAATTAAGTTTTGAACTGTGATGACGGTAGTAGAAACTGTACCTGATGTAGCCATTACCACCCCTTGATGTCATGTTTCTTTATTTTTCCACCATCTGCACATTTCCAACGCCTGAGAGATGCTTTAGCTCTAGGTGCATCTCCCTTAGCATGGGCAACCACACCCTCCATCCTTGCACAAAAGGATTTCTTTCTAGAACCCCCTTGTGGTTGTGGTGCTTTTAAATGGCTTCCTGTTTCTCGGTTGACTTTGTCTCTTCCTTTTTCGGTGAGACCGGCACCTTGTGAAGTTGGTAATTTCTCACCCTTTCTAATACTGAGCTTAACATCTCCGCCATGCTTGTGCTTAGAAGTTTTAGCTGAGTCAATAAAGTCTTGATTACTTGGCGCGCCTTTGCTACCTGGCTTTCGCATATGTTCTTTACTTCCATGTTTGATCCTTTCTTGTTTTGCATGTATATTATCCCACAACCCACCATTTTTCATCTTTTCTTTTGCGGCATTTTTTTCAGAATATGCAATTGCCACAGCTTGCTTAACAGGTTTCCCTGCTTTTACTTCTGCAGATACGTTTTTGCTAAAAGCTTGCTTTGATTTTGATTTGATCAAGGGCATATTAAGCCTGACTTTCTTGCCATGATAAACGAGCCAAAATTGTGGATGCTGTCGCAGCTGTGTTGAACGCTACTACATACAAAATATCAGGTCCATCAGGAAATTGCCCTGCATAACTTGTAGGAACTGTATTTGTTAATCCACCACCAAGAATTGAATTACCGATACCTGCTACTGCAGTTAAATCCAAAGTGGTTTGTCCTGAACTATTAGTAAACGCTGCAGCGATTGATTCACCACCTGTAAAGGTTGCAGTAGTTGCACTTTGTGATGCTATTTGAACAATCGAACTAGTGGATGTGTTGTTTTGCGTTGGCGATTGAAATGATGTCCATGTAGGCGTTCCTGTTGTATAACCATTCAAAACTAATTGAATCAAGAATGCACCTGATGTAATTACCCCCAATTCTCGCAACTGCAACTGCAATCGGTTAATAATTTCTTTATTACCTAAAGTACCAACCGTTCCGTTATCAACCGATGGTGCTAATCGAATTGCAAGAATAGGCACAGCAGTTGTTGCAGGTACAGAAACTGTGGTTGTTGTTCCGTAGTTATAAATCAACGAAATATCGTTACTGAAACCACCATCCATCACTACAGAAGAACCCCAATGGGAAATAACCGCAACAGAATCAGGAGGTGAATATTCTACTGATACAGGAGGTGTTGCGTTAGTTGCAGGGGTTACCGCAGTAAATGCAGACGCAACTCCACCGCCTGTTGTACCTCTTGTTACGCCTGTAAATTGGTCATATGCTAAACCTGAGTTCGCCCCAAGAATAATACCTGTGTACGTTGCATATTCAATTGCACCACCTGACGCAGACGCAGTAATTTTTAATGTGCCACCATTTGGGTTAAATCCTGATGCACTTACAACAGGAATAGTTGTTACTGCTGATGTAATGCTTGAATAAAGTGTTGTTATTGCACCTTGGCCATTGGATTCATAACGTGATGGAAGGTTGCCTGAACGCATATAAGCAGAGTACTGAACGTTGTTATTTTGGAATGCATAAACATAATTGATCGCACCCCCGATTTGACGCAAACCAAAACGTGCTACACCTGCTCCGTACCATGAATAATCAAGGTAAAACATTTGTACTTTAGTTAAATCAAGATTATAACCGCTAGGTCCTGTTCCGTCACACGGGTCATACCATTGTGATTGTGGAACTTTTGTATCGATTGTCTTTGACACTAACGCATTTGCAATAGTAGAACCACGATATTCAGGGCTAATTGTTAATGATGTATCGCTCTGAATTTGAAGAACCCGATAAGATTGACCACGAATAACGATATAATCCCCAGGAACTAATTGATTTGTAAAAACTGTGCCTGTTCCTGTTACGGTCGAATTACCTTGCGTAACCGATACAGTTCCGCTTAATTGGTTGATCGAGTTGCGATATACGCAATATAAAGTTTGTCCGTCGAACTCATAAAATAAACCATTCTGAGAATCAAAGAAACCTAAACGGTTTTTAGAACCATACCAACTGTATGGGCTTACTCG